TGAAACTCATGACGTTGTCACCGTTACCTCGCCAACGCCGCCAGTGCCCCTTAAGGGGTTTGGTGTTAGATCCTCATTACCTCGAAAACCAACCGGATCAAACCCATACTGGATGTTTCGTTGGGCGGCTAAGTTAGTGGGTGGACGGGGATTTCGGAGCGCTTGAGGATCAATTGCCTTCCTAAAAGGCCCTAACTGGGGCTGTTTAGGCTCATATTCCTCCTTAGCAACCAAAGAACCATTCCATTCTTTAACCATGTCTTTATAGCGAAACCGAAGACCAGATCTGTCGGAAATCGCATAAGCATTCTTGCCGGAAGCGTATCTAGCCATCTCTAAGTCCTAAAATACATGTAAGTAGGCGTGATATTGAAAGAAGCCCGATCACGGTCCTCGGCCATAGCCCGATCAAACTCTTCCTCGTAAATTGTTTTTAACAACTGTACTTTGTTTGGAGCGCGTTTTACCGAAAGGTAATAAGCCAGCCCTGCCGCTAAACACGGATAAAACCGAAAAGGCATTTCCATTGTGTCGATAAACGTATCGGAATCATCCATTCTAACCAGGCGATCAAAAATAATGGTGTCTGTACTGTTTTCAGGTAAAGGCCATACTTTAAGTATGGGGGTAACCTGTCTATCCACAAAAAACTGGGAAACACGGGATTCTTGTGTTTTGCTTGGAATGTTTAAATAAGCATCCCTGCTAACCCTTTGTATTCCGTAATCGGTAGTATCCCTACGAACGACGGCAGACAAAATATCAATCGTTGATTGAACCGGCGATAAATCCACCGCCGCAGACAAAGTGGTCGTTGCACCACTGGTCCCACCGGTTAGTGTTTCTCCATTGCTAAACGTGCCGGACGGAATTGTAATTGCCATGCTGGTCGAAGAAGGTAAACTGGTAATTTTTGCAGTCGCAGCACTAGTTCCACCTGTAATGGTTTCCGCTACCGAAAAAGAGCCGCTTGCGCCCACCGTAATAGTTAAAACGCCCGCAGGATATTCCCCAACGCCTTGCGCCAAACTAATTGTCGTTTGTTCAATAGTCCATTGATTTAACCCTCTGTTGGCCCAATCGGCTAACATAAGGTTTAAAGATCGTTTAGCTGTTTTTAAATCATACCCGGTGCGAACTTCTAAGCCGCAACGCTCATACGCTTCTTCAATGTATTCGGTAACATCTAGCTCAAAGTTTTTTGAGTCTGATACGGCCATAATCTTTTATGCTCCACGTACCTTTGCAGAATCAGGGCTTTTCATAGCGTTGCGCTTATGTTCGTTAGTTAGGTCACTGGTTTGAGTGTCCTTACCTTTTTTAACGCCGCCACCCGCACGCATTCGTTTTGCTTTCATCATTCCTGCCATTTTTTTAATCTCCTGTAAAGGTCTTCTCTTTTACGCCAAATATCTTCTGCATCTGTTCTTGAAAAATGTTGGTCATAATATCCCAACGGTTTCAGGGCATCTGCGGATTCGTGAAGCTTAGTCAACCGCTGAACAAAGATAATGGTGTAATCTTCTTCAAATAACGGTGTAAATCCTTGGCTATCTATATCTGAATTCGCTTCATCCTCGGGATGAAACCCCATAACCCAAATATCCCGGTCAACAAAAGTTCCACCTGAGATGGCCTCATTAACCTGATCCAAGAATTCGTGAAAGGAATCTGGAGGCGTTTGGTAATCTAAATCAACAACCATTCCAATGTCGATTCCATCGGGAAATTGAGAAATGGCACTCCATAAATCTTGCCAGCCTTCCCCTTTTTTAAAGGTTATGGCTACTCTATCCCGTTCCCACGCCGCCTTGGCATAAGGACATGCAGGCAGTTCATTAAAATACTCTTGTTGTTCTTCTAAAACTTGTGAAGACCAAGCCCGTATTTCATCACATACCTGTTTTTCTATACCCGCATAACATTGTAGCAGATTCATACGAAAAAGGTACTTTTCCTATAACCCCGAACTTCCATGTGTTAAGAAGTAATGAACGACCGCAACAAGTTGCATCGTTATACCACCCAATACCGCCCACAGCTTTAAATCTAAGTTATCAATATTTTTCTGCATGTGCAATAAGTGGTTGTTTTCCAAACGATGTAACACGGCTTCAATAACTGATACACGTTGGTCCAAAGTGTGTAATGCTTCTTTTTCTTGCCGCGTAGCCATCCGTCACTCCATTAAAAAACGCAAAGCAATTCCTTACTTTGCGTTAATACTAACAAAGGAATGTAAATAGCGTTTTTAGCCGATAAGTCCATCAAAACTTACCACACACTTCAAATTAAGAATGAAACACTGTCATTGAAGACATGGTAGTTTGGTCGTACAACACATACGCGCCCGCATTACACCTCAAGCCCGAATCAGGTATATCCGGGTATTCGGTTGTGTTTGCCGAAGCAACTGTATTGTACTGCATACGAACTGCACCAGAGCTAGACGTCTGTCTAAACGTTATGGTCCCTGCTGTACCGGTATTGACCACATACAAGCCCCGCAAACGGCAGCTACCCCTAAACACAGGGGCCGCAATATTTGCACCAGACCCTACTTCAACATCACCGCCTGTCGCCGCGCTAGACGCCACTTGCGATATCGTAGCAAAATAAGTAGAACCTGTGACGGTTGTTGCGTTAGGTCCTGTTATTGTCTCCGTTGCCGCAGTACCCGTTTCATCGGTGCCTGTAACAGTAAAAGATTTTGCGGACTCATTACCAGCGGCATAAACCGTTACTTGCCTTGGTTGGTCAAACGTTACACTACCACCGGAAGATAACGCCCCGTTAATCGTAAGGTCTGTCGCACTACCCGGAGTCTGTGCAGCACAAACTCCGTTTCTATCTGCTGTAGCAGCCTCGATAAAGGTCGCTTCTACGTCTGATCCAGACATAATTATCTCTCCACTAAGACTGAGATGTAATCAACCGTCATAGTTTTAGCCGCTGCCGCACCGTTTTGAATACCAAAAGAAACAGTTAATTCTTCGTTATCGGGTAAGTTAGTGTTTACTACCGATACAGGCTCCGCGTGGTTTATTGAGTAATAAACCAAAGAAGCGTTGGGATCAACATAAAAAGCAACCGTTACAAACGTATCGTCTTCCATAGTATGGACAGCAGTCGTCAACGTTTCCGTGCTATCTTTTTCCACAACAAAGTCTAAATTGGTATCACCATCATCTTTTCTGAAGTTTATGCCGTCACTTGCGGCTAAAGGTGTAGTATCGGTGATTTGCAAACCCATAACAAAATCAGACTGTGTTGCGTCACTGACTTTAAACCGCGCTTCAAAAAAAGCACGTTTAGAGCCTGTGATTAAAAAGGATTCGCCTTTTAGGTTGAAAAAATCTGCATCATCGTCAGCATCGTCGTTGGTAATCAACAATTGACCGCCTGCGCCAGAAGTCAACGCTTCTGAAGCATTTCCAGAGCCGCCTTCAGTAGTGGTGATTGTCCACTCATCTGCATGATACGTCATAAAATCGTTAAAATAACCATAGAACGTCTGGTCAGACGGACTAGGCATAAACATAGGGGTGTCCTTTTTAGACTTGGAAGCAACTGTGTTTCCTGCCCAAAGAACCATATTTTGAAAATGTGGATTAGCCATCAGAACTCCTTTCAGAACCCGCGTAGGGCCTCGTTAAGCTATTAAAAAAAAGGGGACCCGAGAGTCCCCGTTATTAGTATTATGCTCCGGGCGTGCCGAAAACACAACGCCAATCTGATACACCAAACGAATAACGCTCACGAGCCTTAAACCGCATGTTGCCGGTATCGAAGTCTCCTTCCATAGCCGTCTTAATAGCGGTACGCTCAAACATCTTAAAGCCGTTAGGTGCGTCTGTCTTGATGAAAAACGCATCGGTATCCGTCAAGAAGTGGTTTACAACCGCTCCTTCAGGAATCATTCCCATAGACTTTGTGGCGTTTACGTCGTTGTCAGAGGTACCTGGACGCAGATTAGAGTTCATCACTCGCTCTGCGATAAATTGAAGTTCCTTTGGAATAATAAGTTTCATTCCACGAACTGCAATTTTAAGGCCACGCTCATCAGTCATACCAGCTATGTCTATCAACATCTGCTCCAACGAAGTTTCGTTGAGATCAGCAGCAGTTGACAACAAGTTACGCTGATTGCCCGACAAAGACGGGTGTGCAGAAGAACAAAGTGCTGCCGAATCACCTACCGGATACGAAGTGCTGAAAGCATTGTTCAATACAGACGCAGCTTTAATCTGCTTAGTCTGAGACATTGAACGTGCCAAAGCACGGGTGTATCGGGAAGCAAGACGATCATACAAGTTGTCTTCAATTGCTTCTTCTGTAATGCTAAATGCAAGAGCAATGGTTTCGTGCGTGTAACGAGCAGTGAAAGTTTCCTGCGCATCATCAAATGATATTGCAGTACCTTCGCTCTTCACAGGCGCGGTTCCAAACCCTGAAAGCATTACTTCTTCTTCAAAGGCTCTGTCTGAAGATTCTGTTTCAAAAATCTCCTCAGATTCCTTTTCGTAGCGGTCGTACTCAAGCCCAAACAGTGCATTTAGTCCGGGTTCAAGCTCTTTCGCTAGTTGTGCGCGAGAAATAGCCATTAGTTAAACCCCCTTAAATGCCCGTCGAATCCGCAGTAGTCTGCGAATCAAAACGGCGTGTGCCCGAATTAAAATGGGCGTTGAGTCGAACAATCATTGCTACTCCAGCAGCAGAATAATCATTATTAGCATCGTCGTCTACAATGCCTACAATACGCAAAGGTAGTGTGGCTGTTGTAGCAATAGTCGATACGCCTAATGCTGAAGAAGATTGTCCAGTTGATGTAGAACCGGATCTAGCCGAAGTTCCAAGAGATGCGTTTGCAAAAACCGCAGCAAGTGCTGTTGCGCGATTAGTCAAAGAAGCATCGGATGCTACTTGAAACAGTTGGTTAGGGTTATCAGCAACGAATGCTTTGACAGGATAATTCGTGTCAACGCTTACGCTACCTGATCCGGGCCAATAATTAAGCCATGTTGGCTTCTTCGTCGTACTGTCTTGGTAAAAAACGCCTGTTAAGACGCCAAGAGCCTGTGTTGTGCCACCATCAGTAGCACCAGCTTGATCTATAACGCCTGCTGCCAACGGGACACAAATCTCCCCGTTGTAGATAACGTTAGTGTTGTCGCTGGCTATCTCATACTGAGTTACCCCAGTTGAATTAGCACCACTACCCACCAGACCAATAGGACGAAGACCATAGGCGGTTTCTTGATTTGCCATGTTCTAAGTTCTCCAAATTACAGCGGTCAGCAATTATTCCTTGCGTGAACCGCCGAAGGTTACACGAGATTGACGCTCGGCTTTGCCGATTGTCATTGTTGGATGTGCGTTTTCTCGCAACATATCCTGTTCCACAGCTTCGATTTGGTCAGCACTTCGTTGTTCAAAGTATTCTGTCCGCTCTGCCACTGTTTCTAGCGGGATACGAGCAAGTACAAGTCCACCAACCCCAAACACACCTTCAAATTTTCCTGAGTCAACTATAGGAGCTTCAAAATCGGGATACTCATCAGCGCGGACAAGTTCATAACCTTCCCGCAGTCTTGCTGAAATATTCTTTCGGTCATCAAAACCGCGTACTTCAGCGCGTATCCAACGATGCTTAAAGCCCTCTGGTGCAGGCGGTGCATCTAACATTGATGGGGGAGCCCAAGGCTTACGCCGTGTTTGCTTCTCCCTGCTTTCTTTTTTCCGTGAGGTTCGGCTTACGCCCTCAAAACCCTGTTTAGTTGCTTTCTCGGACATAGTCATTACTCCTTCACGTATTTCGCGTATTCTTCCAGCGGCACACCCAATTTTTTAGCTATCGTAACTTGGGACGGGGTGAGTCGTACCTTTTTACTACCAGTGCGCCCAGTTTTTGTACTTCCTGTACTGCGGGATACTCCGGCTACGTTTTGAGCGGGACGTTTAGCGCCGGAACCGTTATCAAATTTATTTGGAAACTCTTTTTGAAGAGTTCTATCAAGCTCATCATAATACTCATCGCTCTGCGGGTCAAACCCTTCTGATTCGACAAGTCGCTTATGTATACCAAAAGCCGCAAAAGTCATCGCCTCATCTTGACCAAACCATTCATTTTTAGCCGCCCAAGATTGGGCTTTTTGGTCCGGTTCAGGGGGAGGGGGTGCTGGTTGCGCCGCCATTTGCGCTTGTCTTGCTGCTTCAGGATTAGCCGCATAATATTCCCGCGCAGCTTGTTCCCGTTGCAATTGATGGTCTTGCTGGCGCTTGGCTGTTTGGTATTGATTATTAGCAATACCTATTTCAGTCAACTTTTCTTGCGCAGCAACCGTAGCGTCACTATCCCCCACATCCACCGCGTGTTTTAACTCGGCTTTGATTTGAGCCTGCTGCATTTCTAACCGATTACCGTATTCCTGCA